TGGTGGAGTGCCTAGAAGTATTGTTCGTACACCTGACAACAACTATTTGTTGCATCCACTTCCTAATAAGGCTTACACCCTTGCATTTGATTTCTATACTTTTCCAGATGATTTATCTGCCCAAGGAGATATTACAACTATACCAGACAGATTTGCACCTGTAGTTGTAGATGGTGCTACAGCATTTGTATATCAGTACCGTGGTGAAATGCAACAGTATCAATTAAACTTTGCAAGATTTGAGCAAGGTATTAAAAATATGCAGAGCTTGTTAATTAATAAATATGAATACGTTAGGTCTACTGTTGTATTAAGACCACGTGGTTCAATTAACTTTCTTTCTGGTGTTAATTAATGCCAGATAATTCACAAGTACAACCAGTAGCATTTAACTGTGAAGGTGGTTTAGTATTAAACCGCTCTAGTTTTTTAATGCAACCGGGAGAAGCAACAGAACTATTAAACTTTGAGCCTGACATTCAGGGTGGCTATCGTAGGATTGATGGCTATCGTAAGTTTGTTAATCAAGTTATTCCTACAACAAGTAACACTTCTGAAAAACCTTTGATGGTTGTAAACTTTGCTGATAAAGTAGTGGCTGCTAGGGGTGAGAAAATATTTACTTCTGCTTCTACTGAAGTTAATATTGCTATTGCATCTAGTACAGGTATGACAGGCTCTAGTAGTATTACTGCAAAGTCTACTACAGGTTTTTCTTCTAGCGGAACTATACAGATTAACTCAGAGATATTTACTTATACAGGTATATCAGCAACTGCTTTTACAGGTGTAACTAGGGCAACCTCAAGCACTACTGCTGCAGCACACATAAAAGGTGACGTATTATCTGAGGCTTGGATAGAAAGAGACACAGGTAGAACCAATGCTGTTAAGTACCACTTTGAAAGATACAACTTTTCTGGCACAGAGAAACTTATTTGTGTAGATGGTGCTAATGCCCCTGTAATATTTAATGCTGCTATGACTGCATCTGATGTTAGTGCAAGTGCAGTGGCAGGTTCTACTGTTGTAGTTGCATATAGAAATCATATGTTCTATGCAGGTAAATCTACTACGCCACAAGAAATAGTGTTTAGTGAACCCTTTGATGAAGATGGATTTAATGCCGGTGATGGTGCTGGTAGCATTAAAGTTGATGATACAGTAGTTGCACTAAAAGTCTTTCGTGACAGTTTGTTTATCTTCTGTGCAAACAGAATATTTAAACTTACAGGATCGTCACTTAGTAATTTTTCAGTAGAACCAGTAACAAGAAACATTGGATGTATCAACAGCTTTACCGTACAGGAATTTGCAGGTGACTTAATCTTTCTTGGTCCCGATGGACTGCGTACTGTTGCTGCTACTGCACGTATTGGTGACACAGAGCTAGGTACTATTAGTAAAAATATCCAGTCTGTATTTGATGAAAACATTAGTGACGCTGCATCTTTTGACTCAGTGGTTATACCTGATAAAACTCAGTACAGGATTTTCTTTAATAAAGATGGACAGAATGCTGTTCTTTCAAAGGGTGCTATATGTGTTTTAAAGAAAGAAGCTTTTGAGTTCTCAGAAATACTTGGACTGCAAACAACTTGTACTGACACACACATTATAGCAGGTGACGTATTTGTACTGCATGGTGACGTTAATGGTTTTATACAAAGACAAGAAGCTGGCAATACATTTGATGGCACTACCATAGAAGGTAAGTATAGAAGCCCTGATATGGCCTTTGGTGATCCCGGCATACGTAAACATATGCAACGTGTTATTATTAACTATAAACCAGAAGGCACTATTGACGCTGACTTGTTTGTACGTTATGATAACGAAGATAGAAATTCTGCAAGACCTGCTGTGTATCCATTTGATACAAGCCAACTAGCGGCGGCATATGGTTCTGCAGTATATAGTACAACTTCTAGTGCAACTCAGTTTCTTTATGGTGGTGGTGCAGAACCACTTGTAAGGCAGTCTGTAGAAGGCTCAGGGTTTTCTGTAACATTAAAAGTAGAAGACGATGGGACAACCAACCCGTACTCCCTCAAAGGGTTTCAGTTAGAATATCAATTAGGAGCAAGACGTTAGATGGGTGCTACATACACAAGACAGTCAACATACGAAGATGGCGATACCATTACGTCAGATCACACCAATGATGAATTTGACCAGCTACTAGCTGCTTTTGCTGCAAGTACAGGCCACACACATGATGGCACTACTGCAGAGGGTGGACCTGTTACTAAGCTACTTGGTACTTCTCTTACATTTGGTAATGGTACTTCAGGTACAGACATTACAGTAACCTTTGATGGTGAGAGTAATGATGGTGTATTGAAGTGGATGGAAGATGAGGATTACTTTGAGTTTTCTGATGATTTACTTATTGCGGCAGCAGAAAAGATTCAGTTTAGGGATACTGGTCTTTTTATTAACTCTAGTGCTGACGGTCAGCTTGACATTGTAGCAGACACAGAAGTACAGATTGCAGCAACTACTATTGACATAAATGGTAATGTTGATATATCAGGAACATTAACTGTTGCTGGTGCTTTAGACTTTGGCGATGCTGCACTTTCAAATGTTGGTGCATTACAACTAGATAGTATTGCAGGTGATGCTGATACAAATACAAGTATTACTTTTAGTGGTTCTGATGTTATTACATTTACTAACGGTGGTGAAACACAACTTACTTTTAATAATGGTTCTATCTTACCTACTACAAACAATGATGTAGATTTAGGCTCAGATGCATTAGAGTTTAAAGATATTTATATTGATGGCACTGCTTTCTTAGACACTGCTGATATTGCTAATATCTCAGCCGATACTATTGTAGCTACAAATAAAAAGATACAATTTCGTGATACTGGTTTGTCTATTAATTCTAGTGCGGATGGACAGCTAGATATTATTGCAGATACTGAGGTGCAAATTGCTGCTACTACTGTTGATATTAACGGTGCTGTGGATGTATCAGGAAACCTAGTAGTAGGCGGTGATCTTACTATTACTGGTGATGACCTAATAATGAATACTAATACTGCTGGGGCTTTACTTATTGCAGACGGTACAAACTTTAATCCTACTGTAATAACTGACTTATCAGAAATAGCAACCGCTGCCAGTGGTGATATATTATTAGCAATAGATGCTTCTGGTGGTGGACTTAAAAAAATTACTAGGTCTGTATTAACAGCAGGGCTTGCTTCAGATAGTGCTATCTCTAATCTTATAGAAGATACTAGCCCACAATTAGGTGGGAACTTAGACACTAACAGTCAGAACATTTTAATTGATGACGCACATTTTATTGCTGATGAAAGTGGCAACGAACAAATTATTTTTCAAACAACTGGCTCTGCGGTAAATCAATTTGATGTAACAAATGCTGCTTCGGGTAATGGTCCTAAATTGTCGGCTACAGGTGGTGATACTAATATTGATTTAGACTTATTAGCAAAAGGGTCTGGTATTATTAAAGTTATATCACCGGGGGGTTCTGGCAATTCAGGTGCAATACAATTAAATTGTGAGTCTAATTCACATGGGCAGATACTTAAATCTCAACCTCACTCAGCAAGTGCTACAAACACTATGTTATTACCAGAGGGTGCTAATTCAACCTTAGTGTCATTGGTATCTTCAGATACACTTACAAACAAAACTCTTACTGCACCTAAGATTGCTGATGGTGGTTTTATTGCAGATGCTAATGGTAATGAGTTGGTTGTGTTCCAAACAACAGGCTCTGCAGTTAATGAACTAGAAATTACAAATAATGCCAGTGGCAGTGATCCTATTATTGCAGCTACAGGTGGTGATACTAATATTGGTATTACACTTACACCAAAAGGTACAGGTGTAATTACTATTGCTGCAGGTAATTTAGACTATGGTGGAACAGCCGTAACTTCTACAGGTGCAGAGCTTAATGCACTAGATGGTATTACTGCTGTTGTAGGAGAATTAAACGCTCTTGATCTTGGAAGTGTTGCTGTAGGTACAGCTATTGCTTCTAAAGCTGTTATACTTGATTCTAATAAAGACTACACAGGTATTCGTAACTTAACAATATCAGGTGAGATTGATGCAGCTACTGGTGACTTTAGTGGTGTTGTAGATGTTGCTGGCGCACTAACTACTGCTGCAATAACTGCTAGTGGTATTATTAAAACAGATGACTCTACCGCAGCTACAAGTACAACAGATGGTTCCTTACAAACTGATGGTGGTTTATCTGTAGTTTTAGATGCTGTTATTGGCGATGACTTGTTTATGCTAAGTGATGCAGCTATAATACATTTTGGTGCTGACAGTGATATTACTCTTACGCACACTGCTGATGTTGGACTAGCACTAAAACATACTGCTACCGCAGATGACAAACCTATCGTACTTACCTTGCAAACAGGTGAGACTGATATGGCAGCTAACGATGTTATTGGTAAACTTGCTTTCCAAGCACCTGATGAGGGTACAGGAACAGATGCTATACTTGTAGCTGCTGCTGTACAAGCTGTTGCTGAAGGTAACTTTAGTTCTTCTAACAATGCTACACGATTAGAGTTCCATACAGGTGCAAGTGAATTAGCCGCAGTAAAAATGACACTAAACTCTACCGGAGCAGTTAAGCCAGTTACATACCAAGAGACATATGTATCTCTTACTGCTGCAGGTACGGTTGATTTAGACTTACTTTCAGCTAATCACTTTGCTGTTACGATGGATGAAAACACTACATTTACATTTAGTGACCCACCTGCTAGTGGAACTTCATTTGCCTTTACTCTTATAGTAACTCAACACATCACTGCTGTTACATTAACTTGGCCTAACACTGTAGACTGGGCTGGCGGTTCTGCACCTGATGCTGCTGGCAATAATGCAGTACAGGCATATGGCTTTATAACTAGGGATGGCGGCACTACTTACTATGGTTTCCTTGGAGGAACAGCCATTGGTTAATTCCTTTAATAAAGTCTTTTTGGGTGCTGCTGGTACATCTACTGGCGCATCTGACGATCAGTTCAACCGTGTTAGTTTTCTGTCTCACTTTGATGGCGCAAACAACGGAGTAAACAATGCGTTTGATGATGGCTCTACCAACAATCACACAGTCACAGCCAACGGCAATGTAACCCAAGGCAGCTTTAATCCTTTTGGCACTAACTGGTCACATGAGTTTCTGCCCGACACAGGAAATGCAGCTATTGTTGGTGGTACTGGCGATAGAGATGATGTTAATAATGATGCAACAAGAATAAGTGTACCTGCAAGTGCTAGTAATTTTGCTTGGGGTAATCCTTTTACTATAGAGTTCTTTTGTTTTTTAAGAAAGCTAAGTACCAGTAATGCTGGTGGGTTTTCTTATGATTTAGATAATAACTTCATGTTAAATCAAGCTAATAGTAATGCACTTGTTGATAACGGGGGTCCACCAGATAGTGCATTTAGTATAGTAGAACGTGCAGGTAATCTTGCTATTAGTGTACGTTATGACCCTGCAGGGGATGGGTCACAGGCACTTGCAACTAATGCAGCTTCTCATGCTTCAAATACAACTTCTACTGGCGATGACTTTGCTGTAAATACGTGGCACCATGTTGCAATGACTTGGGATGGCTCTAATTATTATGGATATGTAGATGGTGTTCGTAAAGCAACTATAAATAGTTCTACTGCACCTCACCGTTCAGATGAACCAATTCGTATTGGAGGATTACGTGCAGGTAACTCTAATGAATACGGCAATATGGATGGGTTTATAAGTAATGTAAGAATTGTTATTGGTACTAATTTATACCCTAATAATAATTTTACACCTCCTACTAGCCAATTAACAGCAATTACTAATACTAAACTTCTTACTTGTCATTCTAATAGAATGTTAGATGGCAGTAGTATTGGTGGTACAGTAACAGCAGACCCTTCAGATACAGGCATGAATGGCGGAGCACTGCAGGGTAAGGTAAGTAACTTTGGCCCATTCCTGACAGATGCAATTTATGACCCTGCGGTGACCGGGGCAAGTTTGTACAATGGCGTTGATGCTAATGCTAATTATGTGAGTGCAGCAGATAGTGCAGATTGGAATCTCGG